GTTTTGGTGTTTCTGTACAAAGGACTTTGTTTAGATTTTAAAAAAAAGAATATATAAATCATGTCATTTACTTATTCACAGAAATTCTCAAAACTGACTGGATATCTCCTTCTGGAGTATCAATATGCCAGTACTCCTAATCCAGAGACTCATTATGTTTTAGCTGGTACTCCAGCAATTGGATTTGAAAAAATAATCAATGGTTATTATTCAAACACTGCGCAGGTGTTTAATAAACCAGAAGATGTAGAAACTACAGGAAATACTAGGAACACTAACGTTGTTCAAATAAGTGATAATAGATTTATATCACTTAGTGAGGATTATTTAAATCCTTATATCAATACAGATCCCAAATTAACGGACGAATCTAATTTACCCGTTAATTTTAATTTCAATCTTGGAGTTGAATATGATACTGCTAGATTTCATATCGTTTCCGGCTATTCTTTTGACGATATAGACGGTATTATAATACAGATAAGGTTTACTGAGAGAAGCACAAAAAAATGCACTGTAGCTCAAGTATTAATAAGTAAGAATGATATTGAGAATGTAAAAATGAATCCCAATCCTATTTATTTGGGAGGAGCTTTATACGATCATTATATCGAGGTTAAAATACCAAGCTTCAATTCAATGGTTTATGAATATGAAGTTTTGGACGGAAGTCCTTACCAAGCAGACACTCTTGCTGCTAAGATCTCTTCTGACGGTAATGGATTTTTAAGAAATAGTCCTATACAATTCTCTGTTTACGAGGTAACACAGACTAGTGTTAAAAATGGATATGATAATTATATTACCCAATTAAAATCACAGCTGTCAATAGAATCTCTTGATAATTTTTCAAATCTTGCAGCAGTTGTTCAGGAGAATACTAATTATAATTATATCGAATATTTCCCAACATGGAATAGCAACTTTCTAGAGGACTTCTTAAATTTAGAAGGAAGACTTGGTAGAACATATTATGTCATAAATGATGTTGAATTAAAAGAGCAAGTTGGTCTTTCTTATATAACAACACACAATTTCTCTTCTATACAGACGCAGGATTTTAATGCACCTATGATTTTTAGACCTGTTCTAGTAAATCCACTTACAACATCTTTCATTGTTAATTACACGATGAGATTAGTTGATAGAGGAAACAATCAACAGATCACAAGAATATCTTCTTTTGGATCTTATGATGTTAATAGATATGGTAAGGAAGTTAATAAGATAACTTTAACAACTGGAGCATACTCTCAGAAAGTTTATAATAAAATTATAAATCCACCAAATTTAACTACTGGTAATTTGCCTTCGAATCCGGCTGCTCCGACAGAGAGAAGAATACCGGTTTTTTATAAAGACACTAATATTTCTATTACACAGGAAACTTTAATTGTAGACAAGGATGGAAATATAGTGAGTCAGACATCTTCACCAGATGCTCTTAAAATATTAGGACAAGGTAAAGCCACTATAGTTTTAGACCCTTTTGATAATTTTTATAAATTCACAATGTATAATGTGAAAGCAGGAACTACTCCTGAGATACTAGATCTAGGTACTTCCCTTTCATACTTTTTAGTTTTTGTTGACACAAACGGACAACAGGTTAAAATAGAGAATATCAAGAATAGAACTAATATTTCAGATCCTTCAAAAGGACAGATAGCTTTTAAAATGGTTGAGACTGAATCTAAGAAAATATTAGGATTTACTAATAAAGATTTTTATATAACTTCTAGAACACCAGATGCCACTGAGACTAAAGTTTATTCTGGAACTTGGCAAAATCAAGCAGATGCTAAAGCAGCAGCTAATTCGTCAACCACACCTACAGCTTTAAGTTCTGTTTCTTCTGCTAAAACAAATACGACTGTTACACCTGTGGCTGCTCCTGTTACTACACCAGCAACTGAGAATCCTGCAAATGTGACTAGATCATCACAGGTTTCTGCTGGAGTTCCTAATAGTGATAATCCTAATGTACCTGTACAGAATAAAACGCCTTATGTTTTCGGAAGTAGTTCTATTACAAGTACTATACCTACTAGTGTTCTTGAAGGAAATGGATCCGTTGCTTCTGAAACGATAGATTCTAATAGATTTGATGATATCAGTCCAAGAAGAATAAAAGCAACTATAGATCAATCTTCTGTTACTGGATCAATAGCAGGATTAGAAGCTCAAGGAATGAAACCTGCTGATATTACAAATTATCACTTCAAACCAGAATCTCCTGGATATAAATTATTTAGTGGATTAACTAAGGAACAGTATTTAATATCTTGTATAAATTTACATCCGAAGTTAGCAGACGGTAGTTTTGATCCTAAATATATACAGTATTGTAATTCTGTAAATCTTCCGGTTAAAGATTACTCTAAATAATTTTAGAAGATGTTATTAAATGCTAGACAGAATGGTTTTATATTCAATTTTCCTAAATCTTTTATAGGTGAAAGTGTAGTTGAAAAATATGCACCTTATATAAAAAGGATGCCCATTCCTTATGATACTGTCCACCAGTTCATAAACTCTACTATACAACAAGTGAATTTTCCTACTCTGAAGGGTATAGATACTAGTGAACAAATTAGACCTGGTGGTTTTAAACAAACATACAAAAGTGCTACTACCCTACAAAACTTAATACAAAGGGACTTTACAGTAACTTTTAAATTAGGAGAGGGATTTATTAATTATTGGGTTATTTATGAAAATATAATTAATTTCTTAGATTTTCAAAATCCGAATCAATATTTTGATGATTTTAAATTAATGCTATTAGACAATGAGGGTGTTATAATGGCAAGTGTTCTTTTGCAGCAACCTTTAGTTACTTCGATATCCGAATTACAATTAAACTATGCTTCAACAACCCCTCAATTTTCAACATTCAGTGTTGGATTTAGATGTAATTATGTGAATGTTAAACTCGAAATCGGATAAGAAAATAATAGGTATAGATTTTTCTTTGAATTTAGGATATATAATATATGAAAAGGTATGTTACATATCTAACTGTTTATATTGGAGAGCTTTTACCCAAATACTATATTGGTTCAACTTCCGAGGATAAAATAATTTCTGGTAATTATTTTGGAAGTGTAAAATCTAAAAAATGGAAATCCATATTTAGAAACGAATTAAAAAAAAATAAACATTTATTTTCTGTACAAATATTATCATATCATAATGATAGAAAATCCGCATTAGAAGAGGAATTAAGATTACAAAAAGAAAAAGATGTTGTAAGATCAAAAGATTATATTAATGAATCATTAGCAACCCCAAATGGATTCTTTGGAATGGATACTAAGGGAGAGAAATCTCCAACGTTTGGAAATAAAATGTCTGATGAATCTAAGAAAAAAATGTCATTAGCAAAAAAGGGGAAAAGTTATGAAGAAATATACGGAAAAGAAACTGCTAATAAATTAAAATTAAGAATGTCTGAAAGATTTTCTGGTGATAAAAATCCAATGTATGGAATATCAAGAATCGGAACTGATGCACCTAACTATGGAAATAAAATGTCTGATGAATCTAGGAAAAAAATGTCGGATTCACAGAAAGGAAATAGAAATAGATTAGGAAAAGAATCTTCAGAAAAAACTAGAAATATATTATCAGAATTAAATAAAGGCGAAAAAAACCCAAGATATAAAGAAATTAATTTTTCATTAGTTATTGGATTTATAAAAAAGGGAAAAACCAATAAAGAAATATGTGAATTATTTGGTATTTCTATATGTACTTTTAGAAATAGATTTAAAGAAGAAATGGGAATATCAATAAAAGAATATAGGAAAAAATATGAATAAAACGAAATATATTGGAGTGGATTTTTCACCAAATAGCCCCGGTTTTTGTATATTAACAGAAGACTCGTGTAAATTAATTAGTATTTTTAGAACAACTAATATAATTCCAAAACTTCTTAAAAAAGAAAGCTCACCATTTAAAGTATTTACGGAAAATAAATTAGTAGACATTAATATCATCGAGAAACAAGAATTCAGTGGAGAATATCACGAAAAAGAGAGAGATAAACTTTTGAATTCGATATATTTTTCAGACTTAGTTTTACAATTATTAGAACCATATTTAGATGAAAATACCTTAATATCTATGGAAGGGATTTCTTATGGATCTCAGGGAAATGCTCTAGTTGATATTTCAATGGTTACCGCATTAGTTAGAGCTGGTATAATCAAAAAAATAAATCCAGATAATTTTTATGTTTTTTCCCCTTCATCAGTTAAAAAATTTGCTGTTAAGGGGAATGCAAAAAAAGATGAATTATATTATGCTTTTATAGAAAAAAAGAAAAATGATATAAGATTTAAAGAATTAATAGATGTTTTTGAAACAAATAAAGATAAATGGGTAAAAGGACCAAAGAAGGTTGAAGGGCCTTGTTCGGATTTAATAGATTCAATATGGTTATCCTTATTCTTAGAGGAAAATTTGGAGAAACTTTTATCTGGTAAGAAGATATAAGTATTATATAAAATACAATTAAATAAATTTAAGTAATTATGGAAAATTTCGACATTTTTAATTTAGACAATGAGGCATTTGTTAAGCAAGATGTAAAAAGAGAAGAGGATGAGTTTTTGTATAAGCCTTATCCTGAATTAGGAAAAGATGGTGTTTACAAATCTTTAGTTAGGTTCTTACCTAATATTGCAAACACGAAGAAATCAAAAATACACCAATACTATGTTTGGTTAAAAGATCCAGTTGATGGTAAAAATTTAAAAGCGCTTTGTCCTACTACTGTTGGTAAGCCTTCTATTTTAAAAGACATTTTCTGGAAACTAAAAAATTCTCCTTCTGCAAAAGATCAAGATTTATCTAAGAATTTTGCTAGGAAAGAGGATTTCTATTCATTAGTACAGATCGTTAAGGATGCTAACCGTCCAGATTTAGAGGGTAAAATAATGATCCTTAAATTCGGAAGAAAAGTTAACGATCTTATCGAACAACAAATAAAACCAGAATTTGGCCCTTCTTCAAATCCTTATGATTTAGTAGAGGGTAAAAACTTTGGTCTACATGTTAGAAAAGTTGGTGATTGGAACAACTACGATTTATGTCAATTCGTGGGAGATAGAATGCCTTTATATATTAACGGCGAGCCTGTAGAAAAAACAGCTGAATGGGCTGAGAAAATTTCTACCTATTTAAAAACAGGTCCACAAGATCTTGAAAAATATGATTTCAAAGAATGGACTGATGAAGAATTTGAAAAGATAACTAAGATTATCAGAAACACAGTTCCTGATGGAAGATTAGTTTCTGAGATTATTGGTGCAGGATCTGTGGATGCTAAAACTAGTACATCTTCTACATCATCTGTTGACGATTTCTATGGTGAAGCTACTCAAAGAACAACTACAGTTTCTGAAGACGTTGAAGAGGATCACAAACCAGCTCCTAAAAAAGCTGCTAAATCTGCACCTTCATTAGATGACCTTTATAATGATCTATAATAAATTTAATTTTAGATCTTTATGGAAACAAAGGAAGTTAGTAGCCTATCGATCGATAGGGTAAAGACTATAGTCAGAAGTGCTTTAGTTAAATTCTTTGGAACTGATAATCCAGAAAGATTAAACATTCATACAATGGGCGGCAGACTAAACTTCTGCTGCCCTTATTGTGGGGATTCTTCTGAAACAGCTAGAAAGAAAAGAGGAAATCTTTATCTTGATTCATTAACTTATAAATGCTATAATGGGGGATGTGAGGTTTTTAGAAACCTTAATACATTCGTTAGGGATTTTGATATGAAAGATTCCCTTAGTGCTGATGAGAGGAGAGAAATAAATGATCTTTCTAAATCAAGTCTTTCTAGGAAAAAAGTTAGAAATTCGATAGACTTCTTTTTTAGTAAGAATTACAAAGATATATTAATCCCTAGGGAAACACTAAAGAGTAAATTAAACCTTATTGAGGTGAAAGGAACCTTTGCAGAGAAATGGTTAAATAACAGAAATCATGGAGCTGATGAGAAATTCTTATGGGATCCTTATAGAAAGAACCTCTACCTACTAAATTTATCCGGAGATGAAACTTGTGTTATAGGATTACAAGTAAGGAATATAGTAAAAAAATCAGGTAGTAAATATTACACATACAAATTGAGCGGTATTTACGAGAAACTATTAGGAATAAAAGATCCAGAGGTTCTAAGGAAAGCTCAGGAGATTGATCCAGTTTCAACCGTATTTGGATTCAGCACAGTCGATTTAGATAATATGATAACTGTGTTTGAAGGACCAATGGATGCTTGGCTTTGTCCTAATTCTATTGCATTATGTTCAATAAACAACAAGTTCCCATTTGATGTTGAAAATAAGAGATGGCTTTTAGACAGTGATAAGACAGGAAAAAATAAATCTGCTGAATTATTAAGTCAAGGTGAGGAGATTTTTCTTTGGACCAAATTTATAAATGAAAATAATTTACCTGATAGGGATAAGTGGGATTTGAATGATGTTGTTGATTATGTGAGAGAGAAGGGAATGAAGATAAATAAACTCGATAACTATTTTTCTTCAAGTATATTAGATTTAGTTGATTTATGAAAAAGAACAACAATAAATATAAATCTCCTCTCAATCTAAAGGAGGAGAATAATATTTTTTCTCAAGATCTTGAATTAGGTGAAAACTTTGATGCTGGTTCGCCTAAAAGTAAAATAGATCAAGGTTTTGTTGAAGTTAAACCAGTAAAAAAAGGTAAGAAATGTCAGAGCAAAAAACTAATTTAGATTCATCTGTTAGAAAGGATTTTGAAAGTGAGTTCATTCGTGAGAGAGCGGAATGGACTGAGAAGATAAAGGTCCTAGCAGTTAGATTAAAAAATATAAAGGAGATTGCAGATGTCCAAGTCGATTTATTTTCTTACCGACAGATCTTACTAGAATATAATGCTAGTCTTTTACAGGTTATGAGTAAACTTAATTCAAAACTTAGAAAAGATAAAAGCGAAAGACTAAAATACTATTCCGAAAATTATCAAGTTAAGTATGGTGCTAATGAAAAAACACCACTTATTGATGGAGACCTTTCAGAACTAAAGGAGAGAATAGATATTGTAGACACACAAATAAGTTTCTTAAACGAAACTATAAAAACTGTAGATTTCATGCTTTATGGTGTGAAGGACAGAATTAGAGTACATGAATTCCTTGTGGGAAGTACTTTGAAATAAAGATTAATAATGTTAAAGTTTTCAGTGACAGATGATAATAATTGGTTGAGTTTATTTCACTATGATGAGGAGTTCGAGAGAAAACAAATGGAAATTTCTTTAACTAGAAAAATACACAATCACTTTTTCCACCCTTTGGTTAAGAAAAAACATTGGGATGGATCAATATGTTTTATTGATAAAAAACCCACATTCTGGAGAATCCCTGTTGGACTATGGGGAGAAGTATATGAGATTTGTGAAAAATATAAAATACCTGTTGAGATCAATGGTCTCGAAAGGGTAATAGATAATAAATTAACTTTGGAAGATTTTACTGAATGGTGTAATGAATTTTTCAAAGATGGTATAGGAGGAGATCCTAATAAAAAACCTAGAGACTATCAAATAGAAGCAGCTTGGAGAATAGTTAAGTTTAAACTTTCAGTTTCTGAAATTGCTACTAGTTCGGGTAAAACTTTTATTGCTTTTATAGTTTTAGCCTATTTAAAAAGTGTGCATAAAGTACAAAAGTTTCTAATGGTTGTTCCTAACACAAATTTAGTGTTACAAGGATCGGAAGATTTTGAAGAATATGGACTCGAGAATCTTGATAACTGTGAGCTTCAACAAATACACGGATCTAATAAAAAGAAAATATCAAGTGGCCTAATGATAGGAACCTATCAATCGCTTGTGAAATTAGGACCTGAGTTTTTTGATGGAGTTGAAGCTGTGTTTGTGGATGAGTGTTTACACCCAGATTCTTTAGTAACTATGGCTGATAATTCATTAAAAAGAATCTGTGATATTGTTGTAGGGGAGGAAGTATTAACTGTAAATGATAAATCAGGAAAGGTCGAATCTAAAATTGTAGATTTTGTTTATCATAATATGTCAAAAGGTAATCAGATGTATGAAATAGAAACTGATTGCGGTAAGATATTAAAAGTTACAGGTAATCATAAGTTAAGACTTTCTACTGGAGAATGGAAAAAGGTTGAAGATCTGACAGAGTCTGATGAGTTATGGGATTTATATTAATAAAAGACCCATGTGTAACAATCAAGATAAACAAAAAATTAAAGAATATATTATTAAGAATAAAAAATTTATAACTCAGTACCGGATGAAAGAGATATTAGATAAGGAAAAAAGAGCATTATCTAATATTAGGCTTTTTTCTGGAATAAACATTCCTGATGAAATAGATGATGTTAAATCATTATTGTGTTTAATTGATGTTAATAACGGAGTATGTGAGAGGGATGGTTGTATAAACGAAAAATCAAGGGATCCAGGTAGATGGGAACTAAGAAAATTCTGTAGTAGATCGTGTGCAGATAAGGATTTTGGATCTAAGCAAATTGGATGTAAAAATTCTTTCCATAACATATCTGATGAATCTAGGAAAAATATGGGATCTAAGATATCTAAAAAAATTAGAAAAAGGATACTAGATGGTGAATTTACTCCTAATATAACTAATTCTTGGTCAAATAGTAAGATCTCTGTTAATATTAATGGCGAATTAAAATTTGTAAGATCCTCCTGGGAAGCATATTTTTATATTTTAAATAAGGATCTTAGTTATGAATTAATAAGAATTCCCTATTTAGACGAAAAGACAAACAAAGTTAGAAGTTATATAACTGACTTTTGTGATTTTAATAATAAGATAATATATGAAATAAAACCAAAAACGAGAGTAAAAGATAATTTTTTAAAAATAAAAGAGGCTAAGAAGTGGTGCGAAATAAATTCTTATTCCTATGTAATAATAACACAGGAATGGATAATAGAGAGATATGATCGAAAAAAATTAGTGGATCAACCTGAAGGAGAAAGAATAGCAAGACTTATTGAAAAAATGATAAAATATGAAAATTAGATCGATAAAAAAAATTAATCATTGTGACGACGTTTATAATTTAAGAATAAAATCTGATGATGGAAATAATCATAATTATATTGCTGAAGGTATACTCGTAAGTAATTGCCATCAAGCAAAATCTTCTTCGATCAAGCAGGTCGTTGCTTTGTGTAGAGACTCCAAATGGAGATTTGGTTTATCCGGTACTCTAACTAATAAGAAGAGTGCTGAGTATTTAACTATACAACAATTCCTTGGACCTTTAGTTATGGAGATATCACCTAAATTTCTTTTCGAGAATAAGTATGCTACTCCTGTGAATATCAAGATCATTAAAATGAATTGGATGGATCCTGAGGTCAAGGCGAAGTTAGGTAATCTTAGAGAGAATAAGGTTGAGCTTGAAGGTAATGATCTTTTCAATCTGGAGAGAAAACTTGTTGTTAATTCAGATGCTAGATTAAATTTCATTATCGAATTTATTTTAAAGACGTCTAAGAATTCATTAGTACTTTTTCAGTCTGTTGCAGAAGGTTATGGTAAAAAGATATATGATGGTATTAGAGGCAGAACATCAGACAAAGAGGTTTATTATATAGACGGAGATACTAGTCCAGATAAAAGAGATATATTTACCCAGAGAATGGAAGAAGGTACTAATAAAGTAATGGTAGCTTCTTTTGGTACTATGTCAACTGGGATTTCTGTAAAAAATATCCATAATATATTTCTAGTTGAATCTTATAAATCCGAGGTTCTTATTAAACAGAGTCTTGGTAGGGGGATGAGGTTATATGAAGGTAAAGAGAAAGTTAACATAATAGACTTTGTGGATGATTTCTCTTATAATGGAAAAGATAACTACCTAATGAAACACTCCAAAGAAAGAATAGAGATTTATAAAAGAGAGCATTTCGAATATAAAGTATATAATGTAGATGTGAAGTAATAACTTTTTTGAAGATATATATAAAAAAGGTTTTTAATAATGTCTAAAATTTTTAAATATTCTGAATTTATCTTGGAATACCTAAAACCATATCCCGGATCAGATTCTTTGGGGTCTTCTAAATATAATGAATATTACAAAAAATATTCTAATGAGGATTATGGGGTTAGAGCTAGAAGCTATGGTATATCAGCCAATGATACAACTCTACAAAAAACAGAGAGCTTCTTTCAGAGAATGGAAAATAGAATTAATGCTATTGCTGATCAAATGGGATATTCTCAAAATCTTAGAAGATATGCAAGAGGCGGTAATTTTAATACCGGAGTAGAACTTCTTTATGGTTTACCTTCTGTTGTTCCTAGTGTACTAAAAAGAATATTTGCCCCTACTAAAACTGGATATAATAGTCCATGGGAAGGGATTAAGTTCAATAAAGTTGGTAAAGGAGATGCTGACCAAGATATAGATTTTATCAGACACACTAATAATGAGTTTATAAAAAATGATCTAGGTAATATAAAAAGCGAGAATGATCTAGAGAATCATATATCTGGTCTTTATAAAAGAGGTAAGGTGAAAGTTGGTGAAGATCCTATATTAGATGATGTTGCTAGAAACAGAGCTAATATATTTTATAGCTCAAGAGCATAATTAAAGAAGTAAATAAATAAAAAACAATGAAAAAATATTCATTAATAGTTGAAAAGAAAAGAAATGAAATAAGTGAAGATGCTTTGTTGAATGAGAGTAATCTTTATTTAGATTTTTCTAAAAAATACAACAAGGAACATGGAGTTTCTGGTCCTTTTGACAAAAAATTTAAAGGAGATAAAGCAGCTCAGAAAAAATATATGGAAGGACTTTCAGATGCTTGGGAAAAACACAAGGAGAAGAAAGGAATTAAGACTAAGAAGAATAAGGATTTTAATTTCAAAAAGAAAGTTAATGAATCTAAAAGCCTTGAAATGGCTTCTCAAATGATTGGTGATGGAGGTGATCCTAATTATCATTTTGTTAAAATGTCTGACGATTATACCTTTGTTAAAGATGGAAATGAGACTAAGTATAGTGAATCTCCTATGGAATCTCCGTTAAAGATAAGAACTACTCATGATTTTGGTTCTTATACTTTTGGCCCATTCTTAAATTTAGAGGAATCTAAAATGTTTGCTGATAGTTTAGATCTTGATGAATTAAACGGTCCTAGAACTATCACTATTGAGGACAGAAAAAGTGGTTTAGTTTACAGTAGATATTTAACTTGTAAGCTTCAACCAGTTTGGAGTGAAAAAGTTGAATCTAATTCTAAAGGTTATACTGAAGACGAAGAAGACGAAGAAGAAGATGATGAATTCTCAATGTCAGCTAAACCTGATTTAGATGATGTTGAATACACACACAGAGAAGAAGAAAACGACGAAGAGGAGTAATATGTTAGCTGGTTCTAAAATAAAGGCATTAAATTCTATAATCCAACACTACATCGGTGAATCTGTTGTTGGTGTTGAAGAATCTAATTCCGGATTTTTTTTTAGAACTGGATTTGGTAAGACTGGTTCTTTAATTAGGTCTATTATTGGAAACGAATGGTGTATATCAATTGAGGGAGAAATGGTGGATTCTATAGAGACTGAAGTTTTTTCAACTCTAATAGAAGCACAAGGTGATTATACACTAGACCAATATGCATGTATTTTGCACGATTTAATAGAATCTGATAAGATTAAATATAGATCGAAATCTTTAGTCTCTAAAATACTAATAGTTTTAGAGGATTTTATGCTAAATTCCGAGGATTTTGTTCCTAAAGAACTAATAAGAATAGGAGCAAATTGTATTTTCTCTCATGGTGGGATTAGATTTATGTATTGTTTAAATTAAGCAAAATGGCAGGTATTAAAAACTTAAATGAAATATTTCAAAAGAAAGGTAAAGATTTTACAGAGAATCTTTTTAATAGTGAAGTAACTATAACTGAGAATCTAGACGGATCAGCTTTTTCTTTTGAGAAAGATTTTATAGGAGATAAAATCTCTTTTTATAAAAAAGATCAAAGTAACCCTATCACTAAAGTTGATAGGGTTTTAATGTCATATTACGAGAAGCCTATTTTGTATATAGAATCTCTTCCTGAGGATATTAAATCTGATATTCCTGTTGGATGGAGATTTGGGATGCTTTATTTCCCTAATACAAAACCAGTAAGAATAGAATATGAGAGGGTTCCTAAGAATCATTTGATCTTAACTCACATCACAGTAAGAAACGAATTCGGTGAGACCGAGGAATCTATACAGGATTCAGAGAAACTTAATGAATGGGCAGATAAGTTAGGTGTTGAAAGACCACCTATAATATTTCAGGGTAAATTAGATCCGGATCAGAAATTAAAGATCATGGATTTTATATCCACCCCTTACATGGATCTTAAAAATAAATTTAAGACTGAAAGCTTCACAAAATATATAATCTCTATATTAAATCCTGATATTGTAAAGACAACCTTAGGCAATGATCTACACGGAGAAATAGACAGTATCATATTTAGATTTAAACAAGAAGATGAATCCGAGAAAGACCTTTTAGCAAAAATGGTCGATCCTATATTCTATGAAGTTCTTAAGCAGAACAAATCTAAAAAATCTACATATTTTCCTAACGATGTTTATTCACTGTGTCTTATAGATGTGATGAATTACATCCTTGAAATTGGTGTAGAGAATTTTGATGCTACGGGAGAAGAACCAGAAGAGAGGTATATTAAGTTTGTTTTTTCAGTTTTTAAAGGCTTTATTAACGAATACGGGGAAAAGTATATTGGTGCTGATTTTGATAAGCCAGACTACTTAAAATCTGATGAATTTAATCTAAATGTTGAGATGATAGAGGACTTAGAAATTAAAAGTCTTTTAGATTATGATGATATTTACGGGGACATACTTCAGCTAATTCTAAATTCTTTCAGAAAGTTCAAAAGAACCGCTTATGGATTTTTTACTGAGGGCCTAATAGACCAATTCAATCACTTAGTTCAGGAGATAGCTGATTATATTAATGCTAAAAGAAAAGAACAAATTGAGGAAGCAATTGGAGTTCCAACATTCATTTCATTTAAGAATAAGGTTAGAAGATTTAAAGCACTTGATGAGGATCTAGAAGAGACGTTAGATCTTGAGACTGAAGATCTAGATACTTACGAAATGATTAATGAGAGTGAGTCTACTAGTGAAGAAAAAGTTGAGGACACATCAGAATTCTTTTCATTTAATTCTTTTAAGAAAGTTATATCTACTAATAAGGAGAAGAAGAAGATAAAAATATTAAAGGAGAACAACGAAAAATGTAATCTTATAGTTGGTAAATTTCAGCCTTTTAATAATGGACATTTAAAAATGTGCACTAGAGTGATGAAAGAAAATAATTTACCTATCTTTTTGTGTGTTGTTCATCCAGGAGAGCCATCTAAAAAATATCCATATTCAGAATCACTAATTAAGAAAAGTATTGGTGCATTAACTTCGGAAAACAGTAAGCTTTTCTGTGGATATAAAATAATCAAAGAAAATCTTTTAGAAGAGGCTGTTAATAGTGCTTGTGAAACACATAATCCTGTATCGGTTAGTGTGGGCGAAGAGGATTTTGAAAATGCAGTTCTACAGAGAGAATGGCTTAAGAAGAAATATGATGTTCCTGAATTTGAAATATTTAAAACCCCTAGATGGTCAGACAATGATTCTGTTAGAAAAACTATAGATAATAATGACTTTCAGGATTTTAAAAGTAAAGTTCCTAAATCAGTAGCTATCCTATTCAACGAGTATGTAAAAGAATGTAGCGAAAGTAAAGCCTTGGATGAGGATAATAATGAATCTGAGGATAAATAGTATATATAAGAAACTAATATGAAACTTAAACACTTACACCTTTTTGAAAATTTTTTAAATGAGGACGGGTACGGTAGAGACTATTTCGTTAAGAAAAAGGATGGTAAAATAAATAAATACTTTTTTAAAATAGAAGGAGAAGAAAACGATTTAGGTTTTGTCCTTTCTATAAGCAAGACGTCTAGAGAATCTTCTGTAGATGGCGCAGAAAATAGCTATTGTGTACTTAACATCGAACCTATCAGTACTAATGTTATGGATGATTATCTAGTAAACGAGACTGATTATAAATCTAGAGATGAGGAGGTTTTTAAAATTTCTAAGAGTGAGTTTTTAAGATTTTATGAACTTGTTGGGGAATGTATAAAGGATTATTTAAAGAACAATCCTAAAGTGACTTCTATCTATGATGACATGCCTTTAAATCTTGACATAGAGTTAGAGACATATTCCGGAAGAGTTAAGAGTATGATTGATAGCTGGTCTTATGGAAAATGGAGTTCACAAACTTCTTCTTCCAATAAAGGACTAGTCTATCTAAAAAGAGATCATGATTAATTTATTAGAGTACTCACAATTCCTAAATGAATCTAGAATACCAATAGCATGGGCTAATCCTTCACAGCTCACTATTAATATTTTGGGTTTTATTCAAGAGAAGGAGAAGGTAACAAAGAAAGAATTGGTAGAATTTTTATCTGAGGTTCCGGAGGATGCATCAGGAAGAAAACCTAATCTGTCTTGGGCTAATAGGAATAAAAAATATGTGAGATATAAAATAGAGGAGGAAGGTACTAACTATTACTATTTGACCTCATTAGGAAAAAGAGTGCTTAAATCTGCCAAAATCAATGAAACATATCTTAAATCTAACACTAAAAAGTAAAAATAAATAATTTAAAATTATGGTACATTACGAAAAATTGAAACAATTAGTAGAGTCTATGGAAAAAGACGTTAATGATTTCTACTCTCCAAAGAATAACGGAGAAGCTGGTAAAAGAGCACGTGCTTTCTGTCAAGAAATTAAAAATGTTGCACAGGAGTTAAGAGAAGATATTCAAAATATTAAAAACTCTAAAAAGAATAAATAATGGGTTACTACACTTGTAAAGTTAGCTTCTTCACGGGAGAGGTTTCAAAACAAACAGGAAGAGCAAAAGCTACTAAATCAGAGATCTTAGTAGAAGCAGAAAGTGTAACAGAAGCAGAAGCAAACTTGCATAAGCATTTGAGCGGAGAAGCTTCTACAGCACATTTAGATTTTGAGGTAACAGCAGTTTCTCAATCTAAAATTGAATCTGTAGTTAGATATCATTAATAATCATGAAAAAACCAGTATCATCAAAGAATAAAGCAGAGACGAGTAATTATACTCCACCGAATTCTCCTGTTAAAATTCCAGAGGGTGATACTGGTTTTAATTTAGTTAAAAAGAATTATAATAGATTTATTTGGACTTGGAATGAATATATAGATAAAAAAAAGTCTAAATAAATTTAAATCATGCCCGCAAAATCTAAGAGCCAACAAAGATTAATGGCACAGGCTTACCAAGTAAGAAAATTCAGAGATACTCACGGAAAAGAAGGTAAGGATCCAAAAGATATCAATCCCGAATACAGGGAACAAATCTCAGACATCGCAACTGGGATGAAAGACAATAAGCCAGCACTTAAAAAATATGCTTCTACTAAACACAAAGGCCTTAAGGACAGAGTAGGAGAATCCATTGAAAAAATCAATGCACCAGGATTGGATAAGATAAGTCCATATTTAGATCCTGATTCTAAAGAGTCTAACGATAACGAATATAAAAAATTACAGAATTTAGTAGACTATAGAGAATTCCTAAAAAATAAGAAATAATCATGGAAGAAAATTTAAATGAAGATTGCGGATGTGGTGGAACTACCTCCACAATAAGAGATTACGAAACCCACGTCAATTACAATAATCACAGTAAAGATCCTTGGGTAGGAATGAATGCCTATCTGAATGATGGAAGAAGTGGTAAGATTGATGATTCTATAAGAAACAATACTGGTGAAGTTATAGGATATGTTATAGAAGGAGACAGAGGAGCTTTTAGAGTTTTCAAGGATAAGATCGTTAGAGTTGAAGAAAGCGAAGGTGCAATGGCATCTTTACCTAATACACCAGGTATGGGAAGTCCTGCTATTCCTACACCGGATGGAAAACCTGGATCTGGCGACCAATTTCCCACTTTAACTGCTGGAACACCTGCTGCAAAAGGAGGAAAGAAAAAATCTAAAAATTCTGAAGAAGATGAAGAGGAGGGTATAAAAAAATCAGGATCTCTTCTAGATTTTAAAGCCTTTATAAAGAAGAGTAAAAATATCTAATAAATAAATTGAATGGGGACTTTGAAGGTCTCCATTTTTGTGGATATATAATATATGAATCATTTATTTAGCTATCAGGAATATTTAATAGAAGGGTCAATACTTGTTACATCAAACTGGGCCATTGTTTATAACGAGAAAGAACTTTACAAGAAACCCGGAAACGGTGCATTTATTTTTAATAGTATGGGTAAGTTCTACATCTATTATATGTTTCCTGATTCTAAGAAAGAATGTTTCCTTGGTTTTTACGAGTCTAAGGATAAGTCTAGAGACAAAAAAAGTCTTTGTTATATAAAGGTTAAGGAGAACAAAAAAGAAATCAGCTACGAGTCTTTTATTAATGTTGATAAACAAGAACTTGTGGATATACTAATTCATTTCTTTGATTCATGTGACGTTGAAGACCTTCAAAAATCAGAGAGAGGAAAATTCTTAATGGGATTATGTAAATCGTTAAAAGGTGTTGTGAAAAGTGAATATGCGGAAAAACTTCCTGCAGCATATACTCTTTTTAATAAAACTATAGACGATTATACCAAAATAGCAAAAACTCCTGAATTGGATAAGAGTGATAAGAATTATAAATTTCTAGATGTCTTCAAACAATTTGTAGAATTTTATAAGTCTTGTTAGTTATTCTATTGTTTCGAAATAGAACTTTACCTCTATATCAGTTTCTTTGATTAGTCCGTATCTTTTTGCAAATTTGTATTGTGTACTGTATTCATTTAGTGATTTAACAAATTGTTTTATATTGTTTCTAAACTGCTCAAGTGTATATGAATTCTTCTGTATGTTACAACTAGCACATGAAGGGTTATAGTTTTCCAAGGTTTCTTTCTCCGGGTTTCTACAATTACCAGTTTTTACAAATCTTCCTTTTTTCCTATTCCATTTACTTTCCCTGATGATTGGTTCTATGTGATCTGCGTGCCATCCTTTTACTAATTCACAACCACAGTATGAACATTTTCCGTCGTATTTATTAAATACAATCTCTCGTTCTTTTTTTGTCATGTTAGTTACCTTCCTTCCTTTTTAAATTTTCTAAGAATGCACCCCATACTGCTCCCCCGTCTTTTATACCAGGTTTAGGAAATTTGTGATTCTTTGCTCTTTCTGACATTATGTAAGCTGCTATGATAGCATCTTTTAATTCGAGTTCTTTTTTGTCTAGCATTTCTTGTATTCTCCTAACTGATCTTAATGCTTCATCTCTATTAACAAATCTTAATCCACCAGGATATTTCTTGTCTGTTCTGTCAAAAGGATTTATGTCACTAAGATATACAGCCTCGTATAATTTGAAAGTTAGGATATTTTTCATGTATTATATATTCTTTTTTGAAACCTAGTGTGATTCTAACTATAAAATTAATATGATAATAGATATTGAAAACATAGGAGGAGGTACTTTAAAGGTATCTCATTACACTGAGGAGGGGGAAGTAAATCTTTTAAAGATAAACGTACCCAAGTCTCAGCATTTTGTTTGGAAAAGGACACATGATAGGGATAAGGAAAAAGACAATGAATGGACATCTTGGGATAAATCACCGATTAAGAAACATCCAACTACTAGATTTGATAAGTATAGAACAACAGAAATTCTAGAATGTATAGATCCAAATATAACTAAGCCTCTTTGGGATTATCAAACGCCAAAAAAATACTTTGTCGATATAGAGGTAGAGATTACAGACAATAGAGCGGATTCATTAGACACCTTGAATTCTCCGAATAAGGTTGTTTCTATCGGTATGGCATCAAGCCACGGTAAGGTTCTAGTTATGGGATTGGATGACATGCCACCAGAGAAAATATTAAGAATTAACAAAAGACTGGCAGAGTATTTCAAGGGAAGACCAGGGGAATGGAGTTTTAATTATAGAAAGTTTGAAAGTGAATTTGATATGCTCTACACATTCTTTTCTGCTCTACTTCCTAAAATGCCTCTAGTTACTGGATGGAACTGGTTTGGATATGACTGGCCTTATTTGTTAAATAGAGCGAGAAGACTTGGAATAGATCCTAAGATTGGATCTCCTTCAGGAGTTCTTCTAGGTAACAATCAAATACCTATGCACGTACTAATGGTCGATTACCTAGAGATCTATAAAAAATGGGACAGGGTTATTAAAATACGTGAATCCAACTCTTTAGATTATGTTGCAGAGCAGGCACTCGGTATTAAGAAAGTTAAGTATGATGGAACATTAAGGGATTTATACGAATCAGATTTTGAGACTTTTATATTCTATAACGCAGTCGATTGTGTGCTACTTCATTATATAGACAAAAGACTTGATACACTTTCAACATTCTTTAAAATTGCACAAGTAAGTAGGGTTGAAATAAACCGTGCGCTTTCACCGGTTTGGACAACAGAAGTACTGATGCTTAGAAAGTTCATGGAACGGAAACAAGTTATCCTTGATGAAAGGAAGGAGGTACCAGATGTTAAATTCGAAGGGGCATTCGTTAAGAAACCAAAACCTGGTATGTATTCTTGGATTGCTTGTTTTGACTTTGCTTCTCTTTATCCTAATACGATGATGCAATGGGGTATATCACCTGAAATATTTATTGGTAAGAATATAGAAGATCTCCCGGAGGGAGCTATAAAAACATCTTCAGGAGCTTGCTTCTATAGTCCTGAAGGAAGACCCCCAGTTTTAAGGGAGATACTAGAATGGCTTTATTCACAAAGAAAAGCAACTAAGAAAAAGTACTTTGAGTGTGAGAAAGAAATAGAGAAAATAAAAAAAGCGATAAAAGAGAAACAAAAATCAATATAATATGGAAAATCGTAAATTACTACCTGGTAGATGGCTAGATGTAACGATGGGAATTTTAGTATTTGGGGTCATATTTGGTGTGATGTTTTATTTTATACGTGAGGATGCGACAGTAATAGACACCAGAGTAGAAACCTTAGATGGTAGGGTATATCATTGCACTGATGCTGATTCATACAATAATGGTATGACATATATAAGAAGACCCTATGAAATTATTATACCTACCAAAACTATAAAAATAATAAGTAAAATAAAATAAGTTAAATATGGCAAACACAGACAATAAATGTTCTGATCTTCCAGTTGAAGATTTTTACACTGGAGCTAATGACACTCTAGGTTTGATTTACAACAAACAGAAAGAGTTACAAGAAAGATATGGATTCGATTTTAAAGATTGGTCTATTAAACAGATTGCTGATTTCTGGATGGTTAATAAACATGCCCTTGGTGATGAGTTAAATGAAATGTTTGATGCTCTAGGTGGTATCAATGACGGTATTGGATCTGCAGGGTGGAAGTACTGGAAAGGTGACAACAAGAAAACACAAGATATGAAAATCTCGGATCTTAGTGAAGGCGATAAATTAGAGCTATTCTATGAGTGGATCGATGGATTACATTTCTTCATGAACTTCGCTATATCTATTGGTATGACAAGTAAGGATATTGTTAATCTTTATATGTCAAAGCATAAAGAAAATCACAGAAGGCAGGATTCTGGATATTAAAGCATAAATTCTCGTATTTTTTGGATATATAAAAGATGAAAGCTTTTGTATATCGTTGGACCAATCATAAGAATCTTATGCAATATATTGGATCTCATATAGGGGATATTGATGATGGATATGTAGGATCCGGAAAATATTTTATTAATGCCTATAACAAAAATCCCGAATTTTTTTCACGTGAGATATTGGAATTTATAGAGGGAGATGACGTAAAGAGTATAATAAAGGAGAGAGAAGAGTATTACCTAAATATTTATGAAGTTTCAAAAAATCCTCTATATTATAACATAACTGAAAGATATTTCGGTGGAGATGTTTATTCAGGATTAAACGAGGAGGATAAAAAGATTATGATGGATAAAACGGTAAAAAAAACTAAGGAGGATAGGGCCAATAATCCAGAAAAATGGAGATTAATATATGATAAGATGTCTAAAACTAAGAGAGATAAATCTTCTTATATTAACCAATTTGATATTAATGGAATATTGATAAGTACTTATTCTTGTATAGAGGAAGCACACGAAATGACTGGAATATCTAAAGGAAATATACATTCGGTTCTAATAGGTAAAAGAAATAATGCTGGTGGATTTAGGTGGTCCTATACAGATGTACCTAATCTGCTTATTAATAAAAAACGCGGAAGACCTAATGGGGTAAGGAACAAGAATAAAATGGAAAGATCACATACCAATGTAAGAAAACTGGAAGTGATTCAGTATGATCTAGAGGGGGATTTAATTAGAATTTGGGAATCTTCTTTAGAAGCATCTAGGGAGTTGGGATTAAGCTCAGGATCAATAAACCATTTTATTAACGGAAGAAAACCAAAGTCAGGAAACTACGGAGGATTTATATGGGAAAAAGGAAATAATATCACTTACACCATATACAAATAATAAGATAATACTAATATATAAAATAAAAAATTCATGGAAAAATTATTAACCCCGAATCCTAAACGATTCTCTTTATTCCCAGTTAAGCACCAAGACATTTGGACAATGTATAAAACTGCGGAGGCTTCTTTCTGGACTGCAGAAGAGATTGATTTAGCTCAGGATATCACAGACTGGAGAGAAAAATTAACTGATAATGAGAGATACTTCATTAAGCACGTAATTGCTTTCTTCAACAACTCAGATGGAATCGTTAACGAGAATCTAGCTGCTAATTTCTTTAACCAGGTTCAATACCCTGAAGCAAGATGTTTCTACGGATTTCAGTTAGCTATCGAAAACATTCACGGGGAAACTTATTCTCTATTGATTGACACTTATATTAATGATGAGGAAGAAAAAGATCACCTTTTTAATGCTGTAGAAACAGTTCCTTCTGTTAGTCGTAAAGCTAATTGGGCTATGAAATGGATTGACAAAGGTTCTTTTGTTGAAACGTTAATTGCTTTTGCAGCAGTTGAAGGAATTTTCTTCTCTGGATCTTTCTGTTCTATTTATTGGTTAAAGAAAAGAGGTTTAATGCCAGGTCTTTCTTTCGCTAATGAATTAATATCTAGAGATGAAGGACTACA